GCTGGCGGGTTCGGTGCTGAGTGGCGGGCGATGATCGAGACGGGTTCGCGTGCCGGGCGTGCCGGGGCCGCCGGGGCCGCCAGGGCCGCCGAGGCCGCCTGGGCCGCCTGGGCCGCCGGGGCCGCCGGGGCCGCCAGGGCCGCCGAAACGGAACGCGCGTGGAACGACTTCGACCCCTGCACCATCCTCGAGCAACTCATCGCCGTCGGACGCGCCGCGTGAGCGCGACCACCATCGACGTCGGTCCCGCCCCGGAGGACGTCAAGAAGCCCGGCGACGACGACCAACGCATGTGGTCCGTCACCACCCTCATCGGCTGCCTCGACAAGCCCGCCCTTATCTACTGGGCAGCCGAGGAAACCGCGAAAGCTGCGGTGCAGTCGCTCCGGTCCGTGCACGCCATGGTCGACGAGCAAGGCGCGGACGCTGCGGTCGAATGGCTCAAAGGCGCCCGGTTCCGCCGAACGAAAGGGCAGCGCACCGCCGTCGAGCTCGGTACCGCCGTCCACGCCGCGTGCGAGCAGTACGTCATCACCGGTGAACGGCCCGACGTCGACGCGGAGGTCGCACCCTTCCTTGACCGCTTCGACGCATGGTGCGACGAGTTCCAACCCGAGTACCAGGCCGCCGAGGTGACCGTGTTCTCGCCGACGTACGGGTATGCGGGGACGTGCGACGCGTTCCTCACCGTGGGCGGCGTGCGCGCCATCGTCGACTACAAGTCCACACGGAAGTCGGTCGACGCCAAGGGCAACCCCACGTCGCCCTATCCCGAAGTCTCGTTGCAGCTGGCTGGTTATCGGTATGCAGACATCGCAGCCGTGTGGCGGCCGCGCCGGTTTGAGAAGTTCCGGCGCCGGTATTATCTGCTGAGCCCGGAGGAACGCGCGCTCGCGGTGCCGGTTCCCGAGGTCGATACCGGTCTCGTCATTCACCTCACGCCCGAGCACTGCCACGCGTACCCCGTGAAGTGTGACGAGGAAGTGTTCGAGTCCTTCCTCGCAGTCATCGACGCCGCGCGATGGTCGTTCGAGATCTCGAAGGACGTCATCGGCCAGCCCCTGGTGAAGGGCGGCCTTTCGTGAAGCCGTGTCTCATCGACGGGTGCGAAAGCGAGCAGCGGGCGCGTGGCTGGTGCGCCCCGCACTGGAAGCGGTGGCGCCGTCATGGTGACCCGCTAGCGGGCGGACCTGAACGGCGACGGCTTCCGGCGACGGTTTTCTTCGCGGAGGGCGCGCCGAACGCGTGCTGGCTCTGGCAGGGAACGATCAACAGGCGGACCGGCTACGGCGTGCATGGCAAGAGTCCAGCCCACCGCGTTATCTACGAGCTGCTCGTCGGGCCGATTCCCGTCGGTCTCGAGCTCGACCACACCTGCAAGGTTCGGGCGTGCGTCAACCCGGTGCACCTGGAGCCCGTCACTGGTCGCGAGAACAACGCGCGGAGCGCGAGCCCCTCTGCGCTCAACGCGGCGAAGACGCACTGCAAGTGGGGCCACGAGTTCACACCCGAGAACACGCGCATCGAACGCGACGGATCACGCGTCTGCCGAACATGTAAGCGGGAGCGGCAGCGCATGAGGAAGGCGGCGTAGGTGCCCATCGTCGAATTGCAACGACGGCTCCGAGAGGCGGGAAGAATTCGCCTCGGCGACAAGGGCGGCCGCAACGGGGCACCCCGGAAGCTCGCCACGTTCCGTCTGACCGGTCCCGACCGGAAGCTGCTCGAGGCCGCAGCCGCGGTGTACGGCGGCACGGTCGAGCCGTGGCCGGAGATGGACGGCCAGTTCCAGGTCACGACCGAGGCGACGTCGATGGACGTCATCATCCCGCCGACGGAGATGGCCCACTCGGTCTGGTACGAGCAGTGGTCTGCTGGGGGCTGCAACCGGCGGTGCGACGGGACGTGGGACACGATCACCGACGCTGCGTGCGACTGCGATCCGGAGAACCGGGCGTGCGCGCCGCACACGCGCCTGTCGGTGATGCTGACGGCACTGCCCGGTATCGGTGTGTGGCGGTTGGACACGCAGGGTTGGAACGCCGCCGCTGAGTTGCAGGGCGCGGTCGACATGATCCAGCAGGTCGCGGCGCGCGGGACGTTGCTCCCTGCCCGGCTGATTCTGGTGCGTCGAGAGTCGAAGGCGCGCGATCGGAACGGGAAGGTGACGACCCGGAAGTTCGTGGTGCCCGCGCTCGACGTCGACGTCCAGATGGCCGGAGGCGCCGCGATCGGCGGGTCGAGCACCGTCGCGATCGCTGGTGCGCGTGGTCAGCTCGAGGCCGGGCCGGGGTTCACGCCGGTGCCGCCGGCGGTCGAGTCGGGCCCGTCGATCGCGGAGCAGGCCGCACCTCGGGAGCCGAGGCCGCGGCGTGCGAATGCTGCGGCCCCGTTGAAGGGGTCGGGCCGGTCGCGCCGCAAGGAGTCTTCCGTGCCGCCGGCGGAGTCGGCCGGAGAGGTGGACGAGGCCGGACCGTCGAGCTCTTCCCCCGAGGGTTCCGGTCCTGGCCCGTCCGCCGAGCGTTCGGCGGAGGACAGGGAGCGTGCGCAGCGCGTCGCGATGATGATCGCCGACTACGGGCTCGAGTCGGACGAGGAGCGCCACCGGTTCCTGCTCGCGTTTTCTGGGGGCAGGTTCTCGTCGGGGTACGACGTGACGCCTCCGGAGATGGCGCAGATGCGTGCTGCGTTGGTGCGCATGAAGCGCGGTGAGCTTGCGATCGCGGATGGGGCGGACGGTCCGATTCTGGTGGATACGAAGAGTGGGCTTGTTCCGACGCGCCCACACGACGAAGGGGAGACCGAATGAGCATGCCGAAGCTGCCGGTATTCGAGGGGCGGACACCCGACGGGATGGCCGTGAACGTCACCGGCAGCGTCGAGCTCGAAGGGCCGCTCCAGTCGCCGTCGAAGCTCGAGGACACCACGTACGCCGTGGTCCAGCTGACGACGACGAAGGTGGCGCACAACGTCGACAAGGACGGTGTGCTGCACCGGGTGGAGACGCTCAAGGTCGAAGCGATCGGGATCTTCGACACGACGGACGAGCCGGCGGAGATCATCACCCGGTTGCACCGTGAGGCGCGTGAGCGTGCCGGGATCAGCGAGCTTCCGCTGTCGTGAAGTGGCGTGGTCACTGGATCGAGGTCGAGAAGTGACCGAAGCTGAGCTCGACGCGCTCCGCACCCGCGCGCGCGCCATCCTCGACCAACACGCGGCCCGCGTCCGCGACCTCATCGACACGAACTACGACGGGCTCGCCACCATCCTCCACTCGGACGGGCAACTCGCTGACATCGCACGCGTCGCGATCGGCGCCGTCGTCCTCGACCTACGCGCAACGCTCCTCGTCGCACCGCACCTGGCCGGTCCGGTCCTCGCCGCATGGGGATCGATCGCGGAGCCGGGGGTGTCGTGAGCAACCCGTCGAAGCAGCGCGGCACCGCGTTCGAGGCCGCGCTCGTCAACTACCTCCACCGTCGCGGCCACCCGCACATCGAACGCCGCACCCTCTCCGGTGCTCACGACCGCGGCGACATCGCCGGCGTCGCCTCGACGGTGATCGAAGCGAAGGCCTGTCGCACGATCACGCTCTCGGAATGGGTCAACGAAGCCCAGGACGAAGCACGCAACGCCAACGCCAGCATCGGCATCGTCGTCGCCAAACGACGCGGCACTTCGGACGTCGGCCAAGCGTACGCGGTCCTCCCATTCGCCCAGCTCGTCACACTCCTCGAAGAAGCAGGACGACTCCCGTGAAGCTCGACCGGTTCCTCGAACACGACCCCGATGACGGCACCATCGCCACCAACACCACCATCCGCCGGCACCGGCCCGGACCACCCGTCGTGATCGAAGCTCTCCCCACACCGAACGCCACGGAACGGCAACGCGCTCACCGAGGCACGATCGAACCCGCCATCCCCGACCTCACCTGGATGGCCACCGGCTCATGCCGCGGCTACCCGACCGACTGGTGGATCCCCAACCACGACGGTCAACGCGGCGTCACCATGCCCGCACCATCCGACAAAGCCGTCCGCCTCTGCACCACCTGTCCCGTCAGAACTCAATGCCTCGAGCACGCGATCCAACATCACGAGCATGGCTACTGGGGTGGCACCACCGACCGGCGACGCGAACGGATCCGACGCGAACGGACACGCGCGTCGTGACCGCGGAGGCTGAAGCCCCCCCCGTCGACCAGGACAACGGCGAGGACGAGGACGGCTGGGAACGCTCCCTGAGCAGCGCCGAGGTGTGCCGCGCCTGTCCCGGCCTCACCTACCGGCAACTCGACTACTGGTGCCGCCAACGCCGCTTCGGTCCCGGCATCGGCGAAGCCCACGGCTCCGGCACCCCACGACGTTTCCCACCTGAAGTGGTCCCCATGATCCGCGCCGGACTCATCCTCTCCCGCTTCGGCCTCAACGGCGACGCCTGCCACAACGCCATGACCCGCATCCGCGCTCTGCTCGAGCAGACCGATCCCACGACGATCGGGAGTATCAGCTTCGACCTCGACGGATACGACACCACCCCCGACCAGCCCGGCATCGTCGTCCCACTCGCCGCCCTCACCAGCTGAGCGCGTGACCTTCCCCGCCTGGACCGTCGGACTCACCGGCAGCCGCTACGAAGCCGCGCGCGCGCTCCACGCCGCCGCCACACCACCCTCCGACGCCCACCGCACCAGCACCGCCCTCGCCCGCGCCCACGCCGCCGGCCTCAGCCGCGACGAACTCACCGCGATCCTGCGCGACGCCCGCCCCACCATCACCGACACCGACCTCGCACGCGCTGTACGCACGCCGCGCATACCCCCGCGCGCGCTGCACGATCTTCACGACGAAGACGGCCCCGGCTGGGCCGGCCCCTACGCCGAGCTCTGCATCGAACTTCGCCGCCGCCACGACACGCAACATCTCGATCTTCTCGCAGTCATCGAAACCGCGGCAGTTCTCGCCGCCGGCATCCCTGACCAAGACCTCGCCTGCCTCATCGCCTGCGCCCACCTCATCGTCCTCGGCGCCACCCGATCAACGCCCGAGATGCTCGGCTACAGGTTCCAGCTCGCGTGCCGCCTGTTCCACGAGGCCGCAGCGTGATGACGACACTCGACGACCGGCCACCCGACTACGCCTACGACGACGGCCCCCCAGCCGACGACCTCATCGACGACCACGACGCCTTCCTCGACGGCCTCCAACTCTTCGAGCAACGCGCCCCGACCATCGAGCCCGACAAGCCCATCGAGCTCAACCTGCGCGTCCCCGCACTCCACACCATCCTCAACGGCGACCAGCCCGACGAGACACCCATCTGGCTCAGCCCACCCGACGGGCCCGCCCTCTTCTACCCCGGCCGCTACCACGACCTCCACGGCCAACCCAGCGGCGGCAAGACCTGGATCGCCCTCGCAGTCTGCGCCGAGATACTCACCCGCGGCGACGGCGGCATCCTCTGGATCGACTGGGAAGACACACCTGCCACCTTCGTACGTCGACTCCAAGCCCTCGGCGTCCCCGACGTCCTCATCGGCGACCCCACCCTCGTCCGATACGTGCAGCCCCAAGGCCCCCTCCACCGTGAAGAGCTAGTAGCACTCCTCGAGCACGCACGCGCCGTCGACGCTGCGCTCCTCGTCCTCGACGCCCTCGCCCCCGCCCTCGCGCTCGACGGCCTCGACGAGAACAGCAACACCGACGTCACCCGCTGGGTCGAACGCACCGTCAAACCGTTCCTCGCCGACGGGCGCGCCGTCATCGGCCTCGACCACATCCCCAAAGACCCCGACAACCGCAGCATCGGCGGCCGCGGCGCCGGAGCAAAACGCGCCATCATCGACGGCGCCTCATACACCGTATTGACCGTCACCCCATTCAGCAGAAAACGACGCGGGGAAGTGAAGCTCCGCATCGCTAAAGACAGGCCCGGAATGGTCGGCCCCGTCGGAACAATCGCCGCGCACATCGAGCTCATCCCACACGACGCCGGCGGGCGGCTGGAGACGATCGTGAAGCCGCCACCGGAGACCACCGACAAGACCACGGGTGACTTCCGGCCGACCCACCTGATGGAGCGCGTTAGCCGCTGGTTCGAGGCCAGGCCGGCTGGCGAGCTCGCCTCCCAGAACGACATCGAGAAGGGCGTCAAGGGCAAGGGCCAACATCTCCGCGCCGCCGTCCGCGCGCTCTCTCGCGAGGGTCATCTCACCGTCGACTCGACCGGGACGAACGACGCGTATGCCCTCGCCCAGCCCTACCGCGAACCAGACCGCGTCCCCGCGTCCCCAGGCGCGTCCCCCCCGTCCCAGGACGGGGGGGCAAATGCGGACGAAGGGGTGCGCGTCCCCGCGTCCCCCGGTTACTACAAACCGGGGACGCGGGACGCGCCCCAACCGCATGCCGACGACGAGGGGCGCGTCCCCGACCCCACACTCGACCACGAGGAGCCATGGTGAACCCCGAACGCCGCACTCGCAACATCGCCGACCGCATCAACGCCATCGCCCTCGCCATCCACCGCGGCGCCATCACCAACCTCGACACCTGGTCCGGCCCCGCCGAACCCCGAGACCCACTACTCGAGCAGGCCCGAGCACTCGACCCCAACCAGTACGACGCGCTGCCCGATCCTCCCACCGACGACGAGGCCGGCAACCCCATCGACTACCACGACCCCACCGGCAACGCTGCCGGCACCCGCCCCGACATCCACGCATGGGCCCGACGCGAAATCGACCGACTCCTCGCACAAGTCGAAAACGACCTCGACGAAACCCTCGGACATCTCCGAATGGGACTCGCCACACGCCAAGCCCAAGAAATAAAAGCCAAGCTCCCACCAGCTTGCACATCATGCGCAAGACTCCGAGACCACCAACACCGAACCCTCTACACGCCAGCTCGAGTCACCCGCTACATCGGGAAGCGCAGACTGCAGCTCTGCGACTGGTGCGACAACTTCCACACCGACTACCACCAACTCCCACCCATCACCATCCTCCGCGCCTACCACGACGGCCGACGCCCCAACCGACGCACCATCGAACGAGCCATCCGCAACCAACGCAAGACCGTTCGCACATGACACGCTCCGACGCGCTACCTTCGGGGACAAATCGAGGATCGGCCGACCTGGCCCCACGATGACCTGGCCACGCGGACGCAGCCGCCGAGACACCGAGCTCCCACCCGACTGGCCCACCATCCGCACCGCAGTCCTCGAACGCGACGGCTACCGCTGCCGCATCTGCGGCCAGCCAGCCAACCAAGTCGACCACATCGACGACCCGAACGACCACCGCCCCACCAACCTCCGCTCCCTCTGCCAGCCCCACCACGCGCACCGCACAGCGCAACAAGGCGCAGCAGCAGCGCACGCCAAGCGCGGAACCGCACGACGACCCGACGAGAAGCATCCGGGCCTGCGGTAGGGGGAGGACCCCCGCCCCACCGACCGCGGCGCTCCGGCAGGTACTAACGCCGTTCGGATGTACGGGTTCCGGTGTCTTCGGCGCCCACTGGAAATGCAACATCGAAAGGGCAACGACTGATCTCGCCCGAAACGGGCGTCCCCCTTCCCGAAACGGGAGCTGCTCCGATGCCTGGTCCTCTGCCGAACGCGACGCGACGCCGGCGTAACACGCCGACGATCCCGACGACCGATCTCCCTGCCGACGGCAGGAAGGGCCGCGCCCCCGCGTGTCCGTACTCGTTGGGCACGGCTGGGAAGGCGTGGTGGGCGTGGGCGTGGAAGCTGCCGCACGCGTGTGCGTGGTCGGCCGGCGACCTGTACGTGGTAGCGCGCCGGGCACGGCTTGAGGACGATGCGCGGACGGTGACGTCGGAGCGTGAGATGCGTGAGCTCGACGATCGGCTCGGTCTGACGCCGAAGGGCATGGCGGCGTTGCGGTGGCGAATCGTGGAGCCGGCGGCAGCCGAGGGTGTGGCACCGGATCCGAAGGTGGCGAGCCTGGACGATCGCCGAGCGGCTCTGGCCGAACGTGCCTCGTGAGTTCATCCACGCGCCGGACCATGATCGTGATCGGAGCCTCGGTTGGCTCGGCGTCGCGTGGATGGAGCACTTCTGCCTCCACGGCCCGGGCGACGTGCAGGGCCAGGCAGTGGAGCTCGACCTCGAGCTGACCGGGCTGACGGTCGACCAGTACGCGCTCGGCCCGTCTGGCCGGCGCCTGTACGACTCGGCGTTCATCTCGCGGGCGAAGGGGCGCGACAAGTCGGGCCAGGCCGCACGCGAGGGCCTCTTCGAGGCGTTCGGGCCGTGCCGGTTCGCAGGCTGGGCCAAGGGCGGCGAGAAGTTCCGATGGCGGGACTTCGTCTACGAGTACCGGTCGGGCGAGCCGATGGGCCGGCCGGTCGTGTCGCCGTTCATCCGGTGCATCGCGACGGAGGAGTCGCAGGCCGGGAACACCTACGACAACATCTACTTCAACCTCACTGAGGGACCGCTGGCCGAAGGTCTCGGCCGCGACGATGCGGGCGTCACCCGGATCAACATCCCGGGCGGGGGTGAGATCATCCCGTCGACTGCGGCGAACGCGTCGAAGGACGGCGGCAAGGAGACGTTCGTCGTTTTCGACGAGACGCACCTGTACGTGCTGCCGGAGCTCCGAAAGATGTACGCGACGGTGCGTCGCAATATGGGGGCGAAGCGGAAGCAGTCTGAGCCGTGGTCGCTTGAGACGTCGACGATGTACTTGCCCGGCGAGGGGTCGGTCGCCGAAGACACCCACAAGGCTGCGCAGTTGATCCGCGAGGGGAAGACCCGGCGGGCTCGGATCCTGTTCGACCATATCGAAGCGCCGCCCGATGTCGACCTGACTGACGAGGCCGAGCTCCGCGCTGCGCTCGCTGAGGTGTACGGGCCGTTCATCGAGGTGATGGATGTCGACCGGGTCCTCTCGGAGATCTGGGACCCTCGGAACGATCCGCAGGACTCGCGCCGGTACTACCTGAACCAGCCGACGTCGGCGCGCGACGCGTGGCTGACGCATGCTCAGTGGGAGGCGTGCAGGGTTGACCGGCCGCTCCCTCCGAATGGGACGGCGATCACGGTCGGTTTTGACGGTTCCCGGAAGCGTGCGCGGGGGGTGACCGACGCGACGGCGTTGGTCGGGATGACGCTCGAGGGTGCGCATCTCTTCGAGATCCAGGTGTGGGAGCAGCCGGCGAACGATCCGGATTGGCAGGTGCCCGTCCATGAGGTTGTCGCGGCGGTTGAGCACACGTTCCGGACGTGGCGGGTCGTTGGCTTCTACTGCGACCCGGCGAAGTGGGAGACCTACGTCGCGGAGTGGGAAGCCGCGTACGGTGATCGGCTCGTAGCGAAGGCGACGCGCGACCATCCGTGCGAGTGGTGGATGACGGGCGGTCGCGCGACGCAGACGGTGCGTGCGCTCGAGCAATTCCACGACGCGATCATCGACCGGGAGTACACGCACAACGGGTCTGATGCGTTATCTCGTCATGCGAAGAACGCTCGTCGACGCCCGTCGCGTTCGGGGTTGCAGATCGCGAAGGAACATCCGGACAGTCCGAACAAGATCGACGCGGTGGTTGCCGCGGTGCTCGCTTCGAAGGCTCGCCTCGACGCGTTGGCGAAGGGTGGTGGCACGCCACCGCCGGCGCAGCATGCGCCACGCCGGGTCCGTTGAAACCCAGGGAGGGTCATGACGATCGACACCTCCCAGCGGGGATCCCCGGGGTGGCGGCTCAAGCGGCTCATGAAGCGCCTCGGCGCGCTGCGTCCGCAGTACCAGAAGCTCGACGACTACTACACGGGTGAGGCCGCGTGCCTCGCGTTGACCGACAAGGTGCAACGCCAGGCGTACCGGCGGTTGATGCACTACTCGCGTACCAACTACGCCGAGCTCGTCGTCGAAGCGGTCCGGGAACGGTTGAAGGTTAACGCGTTCCGCACCGGCGCGGCCGGCGACGTAAACGGCGACCAGGCGGCGTGGCGGATCTGGCAGGCGAACCAGCTCGACGCGGACTCGGCGTTGGTGCACCGGTGGGCGCTCACGATGGGCGACGCGTACATGATCGTCGGGCCTCCGGATCCGGAGATCGGCGCGCCGCTGATCTCGGTCGAGGATCCTCGGTGTGTTGTCGTCGAGTACGACGCGGCCCGCCGGCGGAAGGTCGTCGCCGCTTTGAAGCTCGACCGCAACGAAGAGCTCGGCGTGGACATCGCGTACCTGTACCTGCTGGAGAACGGTGTCCCGTGGGTGATCCGCGCGGCGCGCAAGTTGAAGGACCAGACGCCGTTCGTGTCGATGGATGGTCTCGAGTGGATCGACGAGCATCCGATCCTGAACGTCGATGGTGATCCACTCACCAGGATCCCGGTCGTCGGGTTCCACAACCGTCTCGGCGCCCGGTCGTGGGGAGAGTTCGAACCGCATCTGCCGCTCCTCGACCGCATCAACTACGGGGTGCTGTCACGGTTGGAGATCGCGACGATTCAGGCGTTCCGTCAGCGGGCCGCGAAGGGCGGCCCCGACCTCGACGAGGACGGCAACGAGATCGACTACTCGGACATCTTCGCCGGGGAACCCGGAGCGATCTGGAAGCTTCCGGCCGGGATGGACCTGTGGGAGTCCGGGCAAGTGGATCTCACCCCGGTACGCAACGCGATCAAGGACGATGTTCAGGATCTCGCTGCAGTCACTCGCACGCCGCTCTTCTACTTGACGCCGGACGCGGCGAATGGCAGCGCGGAAGGCGCGTCGCTCGCGCGTGAGGGTCTCGTGTACAAGACCGAGGATCGGCAGGTCGAGTTCGGCGAGTCGCACGAGCAGGCCGAGTCGATCGCGTTCGAGTACGAGGGCGACGCGGTGCGCGCGTCGCGTGTCGACATGGAGGTCGTGTGGGCGCCGGCGGAGCGGTTCTCGCTCGCGGAGCGGTACGACGCCGCGTCGAAGGCCGGCGGCGTGTTGCCGTTGCGGACGATCCGTGAGGACGTCCTGCAGTTCTCGCCGCAGGAAGCCGACCGGATGGCCACCGAAGACCAGGCCCAGGCTCTACTCACTCCTGCGCCGCCGCCGGCGTTGACGAATGCCTGATGCGCTCACCCGGACGTTCCAGCAGCGCATCTCGCTGATCGGCGACCGGGCCGGCACGCTCACCGCGCAGCACTGGCGCGACGGCGGCCACGACGAGGTGAACATCGAAGCGTTCACCCGCAAGGTCGCGCCGGTACTGGCCGCGGCGAAGATGGGAGCGGTAGCAACCGCAGCCGCGTACTACGCGCTCCTCGCCAAGATCCGCCCCGCCGGCGTTCCCGTCGACGCGGTGAAGGTCGACGTGCTCTACCGCGAACCGTTCATCGCGTACTGGCAGGCCCTGAAGAATGGGCACAGCCTTGACGAGGCGGTCCAATCGGGCCTCGCTCGAGCGGACGCGTTCGCCCGCAACTTCGTCGTGAGCGCGTCGCGACGTACCGGTGATGTCCTCTACCGACGTTCCGGGCTGACCGTCGCCTACTGGAACCGTGACACCGATGCCGACGCGTGCCCGTGGTGCGTTGAGGTCGCGGACCAGACGTACAGCTCGGCGGAGACGGCCGACTTCGGCCACGACAGGTGCGGCTGTACGCCGGCGCCGGTCTTCGCTTCCTGACCCGCAACGGGTCACCGACCATCCCGCAACGGGAGGAACCCCCTGATGGCAGACGCCACGGCCGAAACGGCCACCGAGACCACAACCACCGAGACCACAGCCGAGACGGAGACCGAAACGGTCGAGTCGCTGCGCGCTGAGGCCGAGAAGTGGAAGGCCCAGTCCCGCAAGAACGAGGACCGGGCCAAGGAGCACAGCAAGCGTCTCCGCGAGCTCGAGACCGAGCAGCGCGCGCAGATGTCCGACGCAGAACGCGCTCTTGCCGAAGCACGAGACCAGGGTCGCAGCGCGGCGCTGGTCGAGGTCGGCAGCCGTCTCGTCGACGCGGAGATCCGCGTCGCCGCCGCGGGCCGCACGATCGACGTCGATGCCCTCCTCGAAGGTCTCGACCGCTCGAAGTTCCTCACCGATGCCGGTGAGCCGGACTCGACGGCGGTCACGGCATGGATCGACAAGCTCGCTCCCGCCACCACCGAGACTGAGACCACGCCTACGCGCGGTCCGCTCGACCTCGGCCAGGGGACCCGCCAACAGACCCCGATCGGCGACGACGACGCCCTGACCCGCGACCTCAAGGCCGCGATCGGCGCCAAGTGAGCCGACCAGACCCCAAGGAGACCCTATGGCCGTGACGGCCGCAACCAAGACCAGCGACTTCGATGCGAAGCTCCTGCCGCCCCACATCTCGGAGGCGATCTTCGAGCGGGCGGCGCAGCAGTCCGTGTTCCAGTCGCTCATCCCTCGAGTGCCGCTCTCGTACAACGGTGAGGCGATCCCGGTCGTGACCGGCCGGCCCGTCGCCGGCTGGGTGTCGGAGGGTGGCCAGAAGCCGGCCACCAAGGGCACGATGACCCTGAAGACGATCTCGCCGAAGAAGCTCGCCGCGATCGCGGTCGTGGCATCCGAGGTCGTCCGGGCCGACCCGGGCGGGTACGCGACGAACCTCCAGCCGCAGCTCGCCGAGGCGTTTGCCATCGCGTTCGACTACGCGGTCGCCCACAACCTCGGCGGTGACGGCACCGGCTCCGGCCCGTTCTCCACGTACCTCGACCAGGCCACCAAGACGTCCGAGATCGGCACCACGTCCGTCGCGAACGGCGGCGTGTACGCCGACTTCAACGCCGCGCTCACGAAGATCGTGTCGACGAAGGACGCCTCGAACCGCCGGTACCGGATGACGGGCGTCGCGATCGACTCCGTCCTGGAGCCGGTGATCCGCGGCGCGGTCGACACGACCGGCCGGCCCGTGTTCGTCGACCTCGCCCGAGACGTGACGTCCGGTGCGATCGCCGCCGCCGGCACGATCCTCGGACGCCCGTCGTTCATGGGCGAAGGTGTCGCCACACCCGACCTCGACACGGTCGTCGGTTACGCCGGCGACTTCTCGCAGGCCGCGTGGGGTGCCGTCGGATCGATCAGCTACGCGATCAGCACCGAAGCCACCGTCACCATCAACGGCTCGCTCGTCTCCCTCTGGGAGAACAACCTCGTCGCGATCCGCGCCGAGGCCGAGTACGGCTTCCTGCTGAACGATGCCAACGCGATCGTGAAGCTCATCAACACGAACAACAGCCCGGTCACCTCGAGCTGACCGCAGCGGAGTGCCCGCGGCCCCACGGGGTCGCGGGCACCTTCCGCGTCGACGACGAGGAGGTGTGGCCTTGGATCCGCTCGCGACCGCCGACGACGTGCAGGCCCGCCTCGGTCGTGCCCTCACCGACACCGAGCTCTTCCGGATCGACGCCCTCATCGGCGACGCGTCGGAAGCCGTCAGGGACAAGTCGGGCCAGCAGTTCACCCCGGGAACGTCGACGACGACGTTCCGGCCAGCAAAGGGCCGGATCCGTCTTCCGCAGCGTCCCGTCACCGCGGTCGCGTCGGTCACCGACATCTACGGCAACGACCTCGCCGCGGTCCGTGTCGGCGACACCGAGTACGTGCAGCTGAACCTGTCGCCGCTCAACGCGTGGGAAATCGAACCGTACCGGTGCGGCCTCACCGAAGTGGTCGTCACCTACGACCACGGCGATACGGAGGTCCCGGAGAAGATCGTCGGTGTCGTCTGCTCGATCGTGTGTCGTGCACTCGGCATGGACCCTGCGAATCCGGGTGGCACCGCCACCCAGGAATCGATCGACGGGTACGCGGTCACCACCGGTGGTGGCGTCGCGACGTCGAGCGTGGTCGCGCAAGGCGCGCTCGGGATGCTCCCATCCGAGATCGAGATCTGCGAGAAGTTCAAGCGGCCGTCGTCCCCGATCGTCACGTTCGCGTGAGCATCGAGCGGTTCTTCACCCGGCAAGCGACCGTGACCCATCCTGCGGTCGTGTCCGGGTACGGTGACGCCACTCGCCTCGACTACACAGTGCCGCCGGCGACGACCGAGACGGTCATGGGCTGGCTCGCCCGCTACTCGGTCAGCCAGGTCACGACCGACACGCGCGACACGCCAGTCGGCAACTACATCTTCCGCTGCCCGGCCGACTCGAACATCGGCGCGACTGACCGGCTCACCGTCGACGGGCAGGACTTCAAGATCCAGGGCGAGCCGTGGAAAGCGCCCACACCCGGCGGCGCGCATCACCTCGTGGTCTCCCTCGACTTCCCGTGAACGTCCTCGCTGTGCTGCCCCAGTACATGCCGTGGTCGCGCGTCGGCTCGTGGATCACGACCCACGACTATCTCGCCGGCCTCGCGCACCGCGGACACCACGTCGACGCCACAACGCTCCGACCGACCGACCCGTACGAGATCGATGGCGTGCATGTCAACGGGCAGATCGAGCAGCCGGATGTCGGGATCTGCCATCTCGGTTCGCCGCCGTCGGTCGGGCACAACCTCTCGCGCCTCGGCGTCCCGGTGGTGCGGATGGCGCACGGGCACAGTCCCGACAACGCCGCGCATCTGGATGCCACACCGACAGCACTGGCGATCTTCGCGAGTCAGGCGCTCGCCGATGACACCGCTTGGGACGGGCCGCAGATGGTCGCTCATCCGCCGGTGTTCCCGGACCGGTACCGGGTGAAGCCCGGCCGGAAGATCACGCTGTCGAACTTGTCGCAGGACAAGGGCGGCGCGCTGCTCGGCTGGATCACCGAAGCGCACCCGGAGCTCGAGTTCCTCGGCGTGCTCGGCTGGGGGTACCAGTACGAGCAGCAGGGGCCGAACGTCGAGGTGATCGCCCCTGTCGAGGACATGCGCACCGTCTACCGGCAGACGCGGGTCCTGTTGATGCCGTCCGATCGGGAGTCGTACGGGCGGTGCGCGGTCGAAGCCGCGTGTTCGGGGATCCCGACGATCGCGCATCCGTCGCCGGGGCTGATGGAGGCGATGGGCGACCATGCGATCTGGGTCGACCGTGCGGACCGGCAGGGCTGGATCGACAAGGTCGGCGAGTTGCAGGACCCGGCCGTATGGCGGGAAGCGTCCATCAACGCGCGTGGTGCAGTGCAGTCGGACCCTGACGCGACGGTCGACAACGTGTGCGAAGCGATCGAGGAACTGTGTCGCAGCAGCGTGTAACGGTCCTGATCCCGCGGCGTGAGGACGGAGCCCGCCGCGACGAAATCTGGTCCTACGTGAAGAGCCGATGGGCCGGCTGGGATCTCCACGAAGGCCACCACACCGACGGGCCGTTCAACCGGTCGGCTGCCATCAACCAGGCGTCCCGATCCGCAGGCGATTGGGACGTGGCAGTCATCGCCGACTCGGACAGCTTCGTCGGAGAAGACCAACTCCAAGTCGCGATCGACGGCTGCTGGTCCGACGGCCGCATGTGGCTCGCCTACACCGAGTACGGCTACCTCGACTGGCCGATGTCCGACCGGATCATGGCCGGCTACACGGGCGACTGGCTGCCGGGTGTCGAGTTCACGATGACGAACACCTGCAGCTCGATGGTCGTCGTCCGCCGCGACGTGTGGAACCAGTGCCGCGGCTTCGACGAAGGCTTCCGCGGGTGGGGATTCGAGGACATCGCGTTCTCGCATTCGGCGCAGACCTTCGGTGGAGGGCTCTCGCGTGCGCCGGGCCGCTGCTGGCACTTGAAGCACCTGCCGAGCATCGAACGCTCACCTCAGCAAGACACGGTCAACCGGCTCCGCGCTGAGCGGTACCACGCCGTCGCGTACGACAAGCCGGCGATGCGCGCACTGATCGATGAACTGAGGGCCGATGATCCCAGCGCGGTTGGTCAGGACGGTCCCTGAACAGACCCCGCTCCAGGTCGAGCAGTGGTGGGCCCACGCTCGATCGCTCCACCCCGACTGGGATTGCGTCACCCTCCGCGACCCGCTCGACCCTGCGGAGTTCCCGTTCACCGGCGACTACTGGCGGCATTGCCACAACGGTGCGCAACTCGCCGGGCTGATCCGCCTCGAAACGATCTACCGGCACGGCGGTCTGTACATCGATTCGGACGTGGAGCTGTTCCGGCCGCTCGACCCGCTCCGCTCCCTCGACTGTTTCGCTGCTTGGGAAGACGAGAACGTCGTCCCTGACGCCGTATTCGGCGCAACACCGCAACACCCGGCGATCCTCGAATGTCTCGACCTCGCGCTCTGCCGGCTCATGTCGACCGTCACGGACTGGCGGACCGGGAACGGCGCGTGGTCGACCGGCCCGGGCGTGTTCACCACGGTCCTCCCCCAAGCCGACGGGGTGACCCTGTTCGGTCCGGAGGCGTTCTACGTGCCGCACTACACGCAGAAGGACCGGCTCGGTGATCCGCCGCACCCGGACGCGTACGGCCGGCACCACTGGCACGGATCCTGGTTGGAGGCCTGATGGCGCTGAACTTCAAGCTCAAGCTCAACACGCGCGGCGTCAACGAGCTCCTCACCAAGAGCATCAAGCCGGATCTGAAGAAGCGGATCGACCGTGTCCAGGCCGTCGCATCGCAGGGCATGGAGAACCCCGATGGGATGACCGTCATCGACGCGTCGGATCACAACCGCGCTCGCTTCATCGTGCTCACGACCACCGAAGAGGCGATGCACGGCGAAGCGAACGACCGACGCCTGACGCGCGCGCTCGACGCTGCACGATGAGCAACGAAGCGTTCGCCGATGTCGAGGCAGCGGTCATGTCTTGGCTCGGCGGTGGCCTCACCGAGTACGTCGGCGATCAGGTTCCGAGCAAGGAACAACGACCCGGGATCGTCGTGATCCGGCTCGGCGGACCACGCATCAACGTCGCAGCCGAAGACGCAACCGTCACCATCGAAGCGTGGGCGCAGCCCGGGCAGTGGCCGGCGGCGCATGCGCTCATCCTGCGAGCTCGGCAACGGATGCACGCGGTGGTCGGCACGCTCGTCGACGGCGTGACGTTCGTGAAGGTCTCCGAGTTCGCCGGCCCGGGCCGGCTCATCGATCCCGTCTCCGGGGCCGCGCGGTACGTCATGACGTTCTCGCTGCGAGTCCGCACGCTCGCACCGACCCCGTAACACCCACCACCCACCACCCAGAAACCAGGAGGCCGATCGTGGCCGATGACAGCACCAAGACCTTCCCGGTCGCGTCGGGCGAGATCTACGCCGCCGCGGTCGGGACCACCGCCCCGACGTCCCCGAACTCCGCGCTCGTCAGCGCCTACACCAACGGCATGGTCGGCTTCCTCGGACCCGACGGTGTCACCATCACGCCGGCGCGGCAGACCCAGGACAACAAGGCGTTCCAGAACGGCGCCGTCGTCAGTACCCAGCAGACCGAGTTCAAGGCCACGGTCGACTTCGCGATGCTCGAGTACAACGAAGAGACCGCGTTGCTCTACTACGGCAACGTGACCCACGTCGACACGACGTCGTTCTACTCGGACATGACCGCCGCGGCGATGCCGCACTACTCGTGGGTCATCGAGTTCGTCGACGGCGGTCTCAAGAAGACCCGTTTCTGGTTCCCGGACGCGAAGATCACCGACCAGTCGGCCGAGGTGTTCAAGAACGGCGACCAGGCCCTGTTGCCGGTGACGCTGACCGCGTACCCGGACTCGTCGGGCCGCTACTACCGCAAGTTCGTCGACCACGACATCACGGTGAGCTCGTGACGTTTGACCTCGACGCGGTACTCGCCGAACGCAGGGACAACAAGCCTCCGTTCGAGTTCACCTTCGACGGCGAGACCTACTACCTGCCGCCACATTCCGACATCAGGGCCGACGCGGTCCTGATGTCGGCCGGCGGACTCAACGAAGGCCTTCGACTGCTGCTCGGCCCTGAGCAGTGGGAACGGATGAAGCAGTCGACGAAGACGTTCGACTACAAGTCGTTCCTCAAGCTGTACGACGCATACCAGACCTACACGGGGGAAGACCTGGGGGAATCCGAAGCCTCATCGAGTTCCTGAACGAACACGGTGAGGCTGTTGAAGCCGACCTCGCGCAGTACTACCCGGGAACGAGGTTGTCTGACCTGGGAACATCGCGGCTCACCTGGCGGCGTCTGCGGGTATTGATTCGGCAACTGCCGGCAGGTTCGCGGACGATGCGCGCATTGAACCCGTACCAGGAATGGTCGACGGAAGCGCATCTGCTCGCGCTCGCGGTCGACGCATTGCGGGGAGCGAACTGGCAGCGGAGCACCGACCCGCGTTCGCCGAGACCGCCCCCGAAACCGATCGCGCGTCCAGGTGTCCAAGCACCAAAGCCAGCGGGCCTGCCTCTCAACGAACTACGTCGCGTGCTGCATCCAGAGTCCGAAGGGGGTGAGTGATGGCCGTCGAGTTGGGGACCGGTTACGTCACCATCACCGCCTCCGCGAAGGGCATCAAGCAGTCGATCGTCTCCGAGCTCCAAGGCGTAGAGACGGCCGCGTCGACAGCCGGCGCGAAGTCCGGTACGAGCTTCGCGGCGAAGTTCTCGTCGCTGCTCGGCGGACGAGTACAGAGCGCCGTCGGCGGCCAGGCGCAGGAAGTGGCCGGGATCTTCCAGAAGCTCAACGGTGAGAGCACGAAGCTCGCATCGTCGCAGAGTCAGGCGGGCACAGCGTCACTCGGTCTCGCGACCGGACTGAAGGTCGCTGCCGGCGCCGCGGCGGTCTTCACCGCGGGGAAGCTCGTCAAGTTCCTCGGCGACTCGGTCCACTCGTACACGGACCTCGCTTCTCAGGTCCGCTCCTACCAGCGCGTCACGGGTGCGTCCGCCGAAGAGTCCTCGAAAATGGTCTTCGCGTTGAACACCTTGGGGATCTCGGCCGACAAGGGCGGGACGAGCATGTTCCGTCTCGCCCAGCGGATCGGTCAGGGGAAGGTCAATCTCTCGAAGTACGGCGTCGAGGTGAAGAAGACCGCCGACGGCAACGTCGACCTCGAAGGCACGCTGCTCAGCATCTCCGACGCGTACAACGCGACGCACGACCCTGCACAGCGCGCCGCGCTGCTCATGGATTCGTTCGGTCGGTCCGGGAAAGACCTGATCCCCGTCCTGGCGCGCGGACGTGAAGGCATCAAGGAGCTGTTCGACGAGGCCGGCCGCACCAACCACATCCTCGACCAGGGTGACCTCGACCGAGCGAAGCAATTCCAGCTCGCCACCCACGAGCTGTCGCAGACGTTTGAGGGCCTGCAGGTCAAGGCTGGGAACGCGCTCACTCCGTTCCTGACCGACATCACCGAAGTCATCACCGATGTGGTGCAGCTCGCCGACAAGCTCGGCGTCTTCGATGCCATCGGTACGACCCTGCAGGCCGGGTTCAGCCCTGTTGTGTCGACGATCGAAGCCATCAAGAAGGTGTCGGACACGATCGGCCTCACCCAGGCGAACACCGACTCGAAGCTCGGTCAGGCTCAGAAGTACCTCGCCGACCAGCAGTCGAAGTACGCCGACCTCGTGAATGAAGGGAACGGGAAGTCGGCGGAAGCTCTCAGGCTGCGCAAAGAGATCATCGCGGTCACGAAGTACCTCGGACCGGCCGAGAAGGAGCTGGCGGACATCTCGGTGACTGCAGCGGACCGGAAGGCCGCCGCCGAGGAACGTCACAAGCAGGCGGTCGAACGTGAGACGCAAGCGATCGAGAACCGGAACAACGCGACGATCGCGTCGTTCTCGTCGGCGATCCAGGCGATCCAGTCGACGAATCAGCTCGCATCCGAGGTCGGGCACCTCAACGACGGGACCGCGCAGTCGGTCGACTCGTTGACGTTGCAGCAGGACGCGCTGAACACCGCCGGCGCGAAGGCGCAGGCCGCGACCGACAACTTCGAGGCCCTGAACGGTCGTCAGGCGACCGCGCAGGAGAAGGCCGGGTTCTTCCGGCAGGCGCTCATCGATCTCGGGAACCAGTTCCCGCAACTGATCCCACTCATCTTGGGCTACATCCAGAAGCTCGACGCGATCCCACCCGAAAAGACGACGAGCATCACCGCCGACACGGCAACCGCGGAGACATCACTGAAGCGCATCATCGACCTCAAGACCCAGGTCGGTTCGCCGGTCACTGTCCCCGTACGCGGCGGGAACTCGATCTTCCGTGCCGCTGGTGGGCCCGTCTCCGCAGGAAGCCCCTACATCGTCGGCGAAGAGGGCTGGGAGGTGTTCGTGCCGGACACGAGCGGCACGATCATCCCCCACGGTGCCGCATCGACCGGCGCGCCCATCGCCGCTGGCGGCACTGTCGGCACGATCCAGGTCGCGGTGCAGCTCGACGGTCAGACCATCGCCCGTTCCGTCCACAAGGTCGACGGCCGCAACGGTGTCGTCGGCGCCGGCGCGTCGCGCTCGAAAGCGTTCGGAGGGTAGATGCCGATCACCACGGTCACCCCGACGATCCCGACCAGCGAACCCACCGACATCCCCGTCACCGAAGCCGGCTACCACACCGGCTCGTCGGGCGCGAACCCGGGCGGGTTGAACGCCGACGGGGCACGCAAACTCCCCGCACGCTTCGCTGCCGAGATCCGTGCCCTGTCCCGCCAGGTCGGCTACACGGGCGACACGGCCGGCGCGTCGACCCACGAGGGCCGCATCAAGGCCAACGAGGCGCTCGTCACCCGCTCGTATCCGATGACGGTCCTGCCCGGCCTGCGCGACCTGGCGATCACCGACGCGCAACTCACCTCCGGATGGGCCGACCACCACTACACGACAGCGATCTCGTCCGGGAAGCTCCGCATCACCGCGACCGCCCCCGGCTCGGATCAGATGCGCCGCGTCTACGGCCTCACCGACAGTGGGATCAGCGGCGCGAGCGAGGTCAAGTCGACGTTCGCCGGCGCGGACGACAGCGCGTGGGCAACGACCGCGAACTATCAGGTCGGTCACGCGCATCGGATCACCGCCGCGAAGCAGACCCTCGCCCCCGCACAGACCGCGGCGAGCGCGACGTCGACGACGATCGTCGGGACCGGGTTCACGAACCAGCAGTTCCTCTCGAAGCTCTCCGGGTACCGCGAGTGCTACGTGCAGACCGTCGCCGGGACCGGCGCCGGCCAGAAGCGCCGCATCATCAACAACACGACGACGACGATCACCGTCGACACCGCATGGTCGGTCACCCCGGACAACACGACCGTGTTCGAGGTGTACACGTTCCACACCCGCGCGGTGGTCATCTCCGGGTCGGTCCTCGTCGGGTTCTTCGGCCACGAGTACTTCCAGATGCTCACCTTCGACGGCGGCTGCTGGAACATCCAGAACCGCACGTCGCTCGCCCCCTACGTGTACAGCTCCGGGACGACGTTCAAGGCGCTCCCCTGGTCGATGAAGACCCGCGTGGTAGGCAACACCGTCGACCTCGCGATCTGGATCGGTGCCGACCCCGAACCCGCCTACGGGGCATCCGGGAAGTCGGCATCGTGGACGATCCCCGACGGTGAGTTCTGCGAACCCGGCATGTCAGGCCTCTACGTCGCGCACCTCCCCGACGGCGGGTACGTCGAGCTCGACAACGCGATCACCACGCGCCTGTGAGCACCATCGGCTGGGACTCCACCGAAGGGTGGGACTCGACCTCCGGATGGGACGCGGGCGGCGCGGCTGTTGCCGGCAAGCACGCCGCGCACATGGGGATCAGCTTCAACTACGGCGGCCCGAACAGTCAGACACTCCTCGATCTCCTCGCCGAGATCGGCTGCGGGTACGCCCGGTGGGGCATCGAGATCACCGACTTCATGTCGACACCGAACTCGACCTCGAGCTACGGGACCCTCAACCTCTCGGCACTCGCCGCGACAATCGCCGCCGTCCACAATCTGACGACCGCCGAAGGCAAACCGATGGCGGTGCACCTCTCCGTCAACGGCGTCCCCCGCAAAGTCAACCCGAACTCGGGAAGCGCGGACCCGGCAACGAACGGCGGACAGGACCACTGGTTCGCGACCGACAACGCCGGCCGGCTCATCGTCTGCGACTACACGGTCCAAGTAGCGAATCTGCTCGACCCGAGCCTCGGCGACATCCTCCAACTCGGCAACAACGAGTGCAACAACGGCTCGTTCAACCACGACGGCTCCACGAACCCCGGCCCGGGTGTCGTCGGCGTCGGCCCCGACGTCGTCGCCCACCAAGTCGCCGACGTATGCATCGCAGTCCGCACCGACGGCCCCTCAGGGCTGCTGGTGATGGGGCCGGCGATCATGAACTACGGCGACATCCACGCGTCGACCGGCGCGCAGACGATCCTCAACGCGGCGGCGTGGGCCGGCGCGATGGTCAACGCCGACAAGCGGCTCCGCAACCAAACCCAAGCCGGATTCTCCGGCACCGACGCCCGTTTCGACGGTTGGGACCACCACAACTACACGGGGAAGACCCCGCCGCTCTCCGGTGTGAGCATCAGCTCGAACACGACCGCTCTCACCTCCGGGTTCGGATGGGCATCCCCCCAGCTGCTAGCGATGCGTGCCGCGCTCGCGTTCAACGGGGTCACCGCCCCCGACGGGTCCCCCGTCAAGATGGGTGTCAGCGAGTACGGGACGTCACGGTCGGGGACGATCACCGACAGCTCCGGGACGTTCACGTTCACCGACAGCATCCAGAACGCGTACCTCGCCCAGTACTTCATGCTCTACGAGGCGGCCCGGAACGAGGGGTGGCTGACGTTCCCGACGTGTTGGCACACGATGATCGGCGCCGACAACGACAAGAACCTCTTCCACGCCGCCGCGCCACACGATCCGTTCCCGTCCGGGCAGACCTACATCGACTTCGCGCACGCCGACGAGGGTGTCGTCACCCCGCCCGGCAATCCGCCCGTCGCGCATTTCGTCGCGAACCCGGCCTGGTTCTCCTACACGGGGACCACCGTCTCCTGGCAGGACACCTCTGCGAACGGGCCGACGAGCTGGGTGTGGGACTTCGGTGACGGCACGACCAGCAACGTGGCGAACCCGACGCATTCGTGGGCGCATGCCGGTAGCTACACGGTCACCCTGACCGTCACGAACGCGTACGGGACCGACACCATCTCGATCCTCTGGAACGTCGTCGATCAGGTCATCACCCCGACACCGACCGACCCGTACGCCCCCGACGTCAAGGTCGAGCTCGGGATCGCGTCGTCGATGCTCACCGACACGGACACCTGGGCGGTCGGCAACAACCCGCGCGGCAAGCTCGACGGACCGTGGAAGATCGCCGCCGCGTACCACTGGTTCGATGTCTCCGGCGACCTCGACGCCGGCGGCACGACCTACCAAGTGCAGCGGGGCCGCACGAACCCGCTCGAGCGGATCTCCGTCGGGACCTGCTCGGTCACGGTCCGCAACGACAACCCAGGGAGCGCGGGGAACTACGACTCGCAGAACTGGCTGTCGCCGTACTTCCCGAACCTGCGTGCCGGGATGGCACGCCTGCGGTTGTCGATCGACGGGCAGCCGGTGTTCACCGGGATCATCTCGGACCAGCCGAACGTCGACTCCGTCGGGAACCTCGTCACTACCACGTTCTCGTGCGTGGATTTCCTCGCGTTGTTGAACGTGCCGATGAAGTACAAGCCGGAAGCGGTCCACACCGCGCAGAAACGCCTCTACCGGATCGGCGAGAAAGCCGGCGTGTTCCCACGAGTCCCGTCGTACATGATCGCCGGGGTCAACACGTACGCGAAGGGCCTGCTGTTCGACGACACGGCCCTCTCGTTGATGATGGACGTCGCGTTCGCTGAAGGCGGGATGCTCTACGCGGCGACCGGCAGCATCAACTTCATCAACCGGGACCACATGGCCGGCGCGCCACCGTTGTTCACGTTGACGGATCAGCCGCCGAACGACAACAACCGCATCCAGTATGCGGGGATCGTCCGCAACGACGGGGTCGACACCGCCTACGACCAGTTCAGCTTCAAGACCCCCGACGGGATCGAGACGGTCGCTTCGCAACACGCGAACACACCACGGGCGTTCCCAGAGTTCACGTCACCGATCGGTGGGACGAGCCAGGCGGACACGAAGTACCGGAACCAGGTCCGGGTGAACCAACTCCTCGGCGACTTCGGTGCGCCCGCGTTCCGGTTCGAGAAGGTCCAGGTCGAAGCCCACCGGTACTCGCCGGAGCAGCGACGCGCGTTCATCACCGGTCAGGAGATCGGTCACGTCTGCCGTGTCGAACGGACCCCGCCGGGGACGGTCTTCTACGACTTCGCGGGTGGGACGTTGGCACGGAATCAGGTCATCGAGGGGATCTCGATCGATGGCAGTCCCGGCATCTGCAACATGGAGTACACGATGAGCGCACAGTTGGAGCCGGTCGGATGACGGGCGGCCCGATCACGGTCGCGACGGGTGCGACGCCATCGTCGGACGACTGGAACGAGATCGCACGGCAGACGGTGATCCCGGTCGACAACGCCGGGATGCTCGGGTGGGGCAGCGTGCCGACGGGAGCGTTCGTGTTCAACACGGACCAGCAGGCCTACTACTCGTACAACGGGTCGGACTGGATCATGATCGGTGGTCGGCGCATCGGCTGCCGCCTCACCCGCAACGCGCTCCAGTCGCTTCCTGACTCATCGGAGATCGCGGTGCAGTGGGACACCGCCGCGCAGGACACCGACGCGTTCATCACCTCGACGCCGCCGACGGTCGCGAACATCGATACGGTCACGATCCCGTCCGGCTTCGACGGCCTCTACATGGCCGTCGCCTACGTGTACTTCTCGACGGGGATCGGATCGGTCCCCGGCTACGTGAAGATTTTGCAGAACGGCACCGGCGGGTTCGAGTCGTCCGCCGCTGCTGGCGGTGTGCGCGGCACCGTCTCCGCGCAATGCAACCTCTCCGGCGGCGACCACATCAAGGTCGTCGCCTGGCAAGCATCCGGCGCGGGCATCGACATGACCGCCCGCCTGCAGCTGTTCCGGATGGGCCCGTGAGCGCACCGTTCCCGCTCGGCTCGAGCGTGAGCTACTGGCTGTGGGGTGTCTCCGGCCAGTTCGGCTTGCATCGCATTCCGGGCCCTGAGGTCGGCTGCGTGTGTGTGATGGGCCGCAACGGGAACCCCGCGGACGGGTACGGGCCGAACGGACATACCGGGATCTGTGTGTCGACCGGACCGGGGACGGTGACGTGCATCGAGTCGCGGGGCGGTGTCGGCGTCTGCTACAAGACCCGCCGCCGCGAGGAGTGGGACGGGTTCTGCCGCGTCGACGGGATGACCCCGCATGTGGTCGGCGGGATGCATGTGTGGGAGTCGATGTACGACGCGTTTACCGGGACCGTCGCGCACGTCGGCTACTACTCGGGGCCGGATGTCGTGAACGATGGGCATCCGGACCGGGCGTGGATCGGCGACGGGAACGGCATCGACTGTTCCGGTGCCGTCAAGTTGTGCGCCGACTACGGATACGACCACGCGGCCGGGCAGCCGGCACCGCAACCACCGCCACCCCCGCCTCCACCATTGTGGGCCGGTCTCGACGATGAGGAAGACATGAGCCGAGTAGCTACGTTCCCGTTCAACAACCAGGCGCATTCCGTGTGGGTCGACGAACCGTCGAAACATCTGTTCCACAGCTTCGTCGACAGTGGCGGCAAGCACGGCTTCGAGGACTTGAGCACGGTGACGGGGATCGGTGCGCTCACCCTCGACCGTCCCACTGTGAGTGCTGCGGGGTCGTGTCTCGTGGTCGGTGTGTTCGGAGCCGCCGACAATGTGTACGTCGAGCTCCGGTACGACGGGAAGGGTTGGGGAGCCGCGGTCCCCGGCCACTGATGCTCGGCACGTCCGACGCGCACGACGTGTGGATCGCGATCATCTCCGCGATCGGGATCGTCCTCGCCGCGACGGTCCCGACCATCATCGGGCTGCAACTCAAGCGTGGGCAGCGAGAAATCCATCAGAAGACCGACGACATCAAGGACACGGTCGGACAATCGAACGGGGCCGGGAACCTCACTGAGATCGGCGAAGGACTCGCCGAGAAGCTCGAAGGGGTCCGGGCCGAGCAGGACCATCACGCGGCGCTCGACGAAGCCCGCTTCCGCACTTTGCATGAGCATCTCAATATCCCGTTCCTCGAAGACCCAGACAAGGAGACATCATGAATCTCGGCAAGTATGGGAAGACGATTACCGCGCTGGCGACTGGCGCGATCGGTTGGGCGACACTCGTCGTCAACAGTGCGTCAGGTCCGATCACCGCAGGCGAGTGGATCGCGGGCGCGACTGCGCTCGCGACCGCGCTCGGCGTGTACGCGGTGAGCAACGCCCCGCAGAGCACCGTCTGACCGGATGTCGCTCGACGCGCTCGACGGCCGCGCCCGTCGATTCCCCATCCTGCTGCCACTCGGCTACCCGAAGACCCTCGAATGGGAACTCTTCGACGACGCCGAGCTCACGCAGCCGACCGACCTGTCCGGCACGTCCGACTGGCTGCTGCGCGTCACGCGTGCCAGCCAGTCGGACCTGCCGATCACCGGCACGGTCTCGGGGAACATCGTCACAACGCCGCTACCGGACACGCTCAACGGCCGGTACCACCACACGCTCGAGACCGTCATCGGCAGCAAACGCGTCCCGTTGCTGACGGGACCGCTGCAGTTCTCGAACGACGGGTCACCGTCGGGCATCCCAGCGTCAGACACGATCCGTGTCCAGCTCCACGTCGCCGACCGTGTCACCGTCGTCGGCATCCTGGCCGGTAACGGCGGCGGCGGGTCGGGTGTCGCATGGATGGTGGACCCGCGTGAGTACGGCGCCGCTGTCGATGGGACTACTGACGACACAGCGGCACTCAATGCGGCGATCGTCGCCGCAGGAGCGGCAGGAACCGTTCTGGTCCCGCCCGGCAATATGGCGATCGGCTCGCAGATCACCCCGGTCGACGCGACGACACCCCTGCGGCTCGTCGGCCTCGGCGCTGCCCGCTCCAAGATCACTGTCCTCACGGGAACGACCGGCCCGATCTTCGACCTCGCGTTCACCGGCAACCAACCGAACGTCGAGCTCGCCGACTTCGAGATCGACGGCATGGCCGTCCGCACCCAGGACCTCGTCTACCTCGACGGTGTGAACAAGCCGCGCATCAACCGGGTGAAACTCCGCGGCGGGCGTCGTCAGGTGTGGCTCGGGATGGTCACACAGGCCGAGCTCGACGTGTGGTGCATGAACCCGACGGAGACGGGACTGTATGTCCTGCCACCGAACCCGATTTCGCTCGCGAATCCGGCAGGGCAGCAGCCGAACTTCGCTGTTCGTGGCTTCCACTACGAGGCGACGACCGCGAACGACACCATCGACGTGCCGGCCGCGATCCACGTCGCGTGTTACACGACCGCGATCACGATGCAGAACGTCGAGATCACGCAACGGTTCGCGACCGGGGCAGGGACACTGCAACGTGGGATATGGTTCGATGTCCCGGAACCGGGCGCGAACACGTACTGCGCGCTAGCGACCGCGCTCACCGACACGACCGGCACCACCGTCGTCGTCAAAGCCGGGACCGATCCGGCAGTCCTCGATTTCCTCGCTCCCGGGGCGACGATCGTTATCGATTCGACGACCGGGAACCGTGAAGCGATCACCCTCGGTGCTTCGTCGGACGGGTTGACCTGGACGGGCTGTACCCGCAACGCGGACACGCTCGGCGCGCACACTCACGCGGTCGACGCGACGATCCAACTCCCGATCGGTGGTCGGGGCACGTTCGCCTTCTTGCGGGGTCTGCTCCTCGACGGTGTGAACGGGCCGGCGATCGCAGCGAGCAACGCCCGCGAGCTCCAGATCGGCGGCCAGTCGTTCATTTCGACGCATGCGGGCGGCGGGTTCCCGGCGGTGCTGATCGAAGGGTACGGCCGGGACGTGCAGATCGGCGGCGAGTCGTGGCTCGCCGGGACCGGCATCGAGTTCGCGTCCGGGTCCGTCACGAACGTCGTGTCGATCGACGACGTGTTCCTCCCGCAGACCAGTCCCGGCGGGGCGCTCGTCTTCCCCGCTGACGCGACGGTCACGAACCTCCTCGTCGGCGACAACGTGACGACGACGTGGGGACTCGCCGAAGACATCAACGGTGTCGACGAAACGAAAATGGCCCGGATCATCGGCGCGATCGACCACGACAAGCCGAACCTCCCGCGCACGCTACGCGTGACGGACTTGTCGCTTGACGACGCGATCCACTGGAAGAACCCGGTCGCTGACAAGTCCCGGTTCTTCACGTTGACGGCGTCGGGGACGTTGCAGGAACGGAATAACGCCGGTTCGGTGATCTTCTCCCGGCAGGATTCGGGGACAGAGATCCTGGTCGGTGGTACAGCGATTCGTGCGGTCGGGACGAACACGCCTGAGGGGCATGTGACCGCGGGCGTCGGTTCACTGTTCCTCCGCACCGACGGTGGCACATCGTCGGTGCTGTATGTCAAGGAATCGGGGAGCGGGAATACCGGATGGGTCGCGCACGGAGGGTCGGGCGCGACGAACCTCGGCTACACGCCATCGACCCGGGTCCTCACCTCGGACACCGGCGCGGACGTGACGCTCCCGCTCGTCGACGGGTCGAACCCGGGCCTGATGGCCTCCGCCGACTACACGCGACTGAGCAACACATCCGGGACGAATACCGGCGACCAAGACCTCTCCGGGCTGGCGACATCTTCGGCGCTCGCGTCGGAAGCGTCGGCGCGCGCCACCGCTGACGGGCTCCTCGTCCCGAAGACCACCACGGTCAATGGTCATGCCCTCACCGGTAACGTGACCGTCACCGCGGCGGATGTCGGCGCGGACGTGGCGGGCGCTGCCGCAGCCGCGCAAGCCGCGTCGCAGCCCGTCGACTCGGACCTGACCGCGATCGCCGCGCTCGCGACAACCAGTTACGGGCGCGCGTTGTTGACCCTCGCCGGCCTGTCGAATCTGCTGGCGACGGTCGGCCCGACTGGTACCCCGTCGTCGTCGACGTATCTGCGGGGCGATGGAGCATGGGTCGCAGTCTCCGGCGGTGGCGGCGGCGACATGCTCGCCGCGAACAACCTGTCGGACCTGACGAACGTGGCGACCGCACGGACGAATCTCGGTCTCGGCAATGTGAACAACACAGCAGACGTGAACAAGCCGGTGAGCACCGCGCAGCAGGCCGCGATCGACGGCGCCTCGTACAACACTCTGTTCATGGTGGGAGTCTGATGGCACAGGTCCGCAAGAACCTCGGCGGTGGTCTCCTCCCGGCCGCGGCGACTGACACGACCTTGTACACGGTGCCGGCTGCGACGGATACGGTCGTCGCTGACCTGATCGTCTGCAACCAGGGTGCAGCCACGACGTTCCGGGTCGCATGGCGAGTCGCCGGCGCTGCACTCGCGACCAAGCAATACCTGTTCTATGACTGTCCGATCGACGCGAATGACACGCTCGCGCTCGGTCTGGGGATCACGATGGCCGCGACGGATGTCCTCACGGTCCGGTCCGCGTCCGGGTCGGTGTCGTTCAACGCGAGCGGGGCGGAGAACTCGTGACCATCTCCGCGACCCGTCACCGGCCGACAACCACACCGACTCTCAAGGCCCCACTCACGGGGTTGATCGACCGGACCGGTGGCACCCACTTCGGGACCTCCGACGTCTACTCGGCCGGCGAACTCCGCTACAACAACGCCGCGGCGAAGTTCACGTCTGGCGAACAGGTCCGCGACTACATGCGCGGCGTCACCATCCAGCTCGACTGGGCCGACCTCGAACAGTCCAAGCCGAACCAGTGGGACTTCACCAACCTCTCGACCGCGATCACGACGGCGGAGACGGCCGGGCAACACGAGTTCGGCCTACGGATCTTCGCCGGTTGGCATATGCCCGCGTGGATCGTTACGGGTGACCTCGCGTTGGCGCACTGGTACAACGACACGACCGCCGTCGCGAATCTGCATTGGGGTACAGGCGTCGCGAGTGGCGATACGAACTGGGTGAATGGTGCGGGCGGATCGTTCGCGTCGCAGTCAGGCGCGACCGACTACGCGCCGGGCGGCGCCGCGAACGGCACGATCGGGGCACGGTCGGGTGCGATGCCGGTGTGGTGGGACCAGCGGATGGCCGACCATTACGAGCGGCTCATGTCGCGTGTCGCCCGCGAGGTCGAGTCCGACGACCGGATCAGGCATGTGCAGATCGGTATGCCGACAACGGTCTTCGCTGAGCCGATGATCCACCAGACGTACGCGCACGCGGGTGACGGGACGACACGCCCGAACCTGCTACGAGCGACGGCTGCCGGTTGGACACAAGAGGCCGAGCTCGAGCTGTGGCGTCGTGTGTTCCAGATCCATCATGCGTGCTTCACGAGGACGCGGACGGTGTTGTGTATCAATGTGGCGGAACGGTTCGTCGATGTGGGCGATGTCGCGTACACGAATGCGCTCGACCCTGAGTACTCGGGCGAGTTGCAACGGCTCGCGAAGTCGATCATCGGCGATGCGTTGATCTTGCAGAACAACTCGCTGCTTTCACCGCGGCGGACCGGTAGCAACTGTTGGTTGCATACGTCGACGCCCCGCTACACGGAGTTGTACACGCGGATGACGGATGGGAGCGTCCCACGGCTTGGGTTCCAGACCGATAACCGGGGGACGATCCTCGGCCAGTCCGGCGATAGTTCAACGGTCCGCGCGGCGGTGCAGGACGGCATCGACATGGGCGGCGCCTACGTCGAACTGCCGGTCGGGTACCACCAGGACTTCTCCCTCGCGCAGTTCCAGGCGATGGACGCCGCGTGTACTGCGAACGCGAATGCGAGGGTCGCGCCGTGAGTATCTCGTCGGCACGGAAAGTCGCGAACGCTGCGGACGTCCTCGTCGCCGACGGCGGGAGCAACTATGCGGGGACGGATGTGGAGGCGGTCCTCGCGGAGATCGCCGGCCTGATCGGTTCGGGGTCGATGACGACCGAGCAGGTGCAGGACATCCTCGGTGCTGCGCTAGTCGGCGGGACTGGTGTCACGGTCACGTATGACGACACTGCGGGGACGGTGACGGTAGCGGTCGGGTCGACGGTGTACCGGTCGGGTGGGACGGATGTTCCGGTCGCGGATGGTGGGACGGGCGCGTCGGACGCGGCGACGGCCCGGTCGAATCTCGGCGTTGCGGCCGTCTCACACACCCACCCGGAATCCGACATCACGAACCTGACAACCGACCTCGCAGGGAAGGCCGCCGCGTCGCACACGCATCCTGAGTCGGACATCACGAATCTGACGACGGATCTCGCCGCCAAAGCTCCACTCGCGTCGCCGACGTTCACCGGGACCGTCACGGTCCCGACCCCGTCGAACTCAACCGACGCGGCGACGAAGGGCTATGTGGACACGTCGGTGGGGACTCCGACCGCGCTGCTCTCGCGTGTCCTCGCCGGGATGACGATCCCGCCGAACTCGTTGGACAGGTGGAAAGCCGGACCCGGCCTCCCCGGCACACCATTGAACGGGAGCATCACGAACTCGGCGACGTCGCTCGCGCCGACCGACTCGTCATTCTTCCCGAACACCGCTCATCGTGTCTTCACGATCGATAGCGAGGAGTTCTTCTCGACCGGCGGTGAGACGACCACCACCGTCAACGTCGACGGTGGGATCAACGGGACGGCGCGCTCGAGTCATGCGGACAAGGCCGAGATCATCCGGTCAAAGGTCCGCAGGGTGATGCATATCGGCGATTCGGTCGCTGAGGGTGTGACGACGTCGACGACCGTTGCGGGGGACGGCTGGTCGGTGCGTGCCGCGCGTGTCGTCTCGAAACGTCTCGGCGGCGAGATCGGCCAGATGTGGCCGATGTGGCGTTCCACCGCGATTTCCCAAGTTCATCAGGAGTATGTCCTCACCGGTGCCGCGTCGGCGGGAGTCGCCGCCTACGACCTCGGCCCGTATGGCGGGGTTGTGTTCACCGGCGGGTCCGGGAACGGGTTCGTGTGGACCCGTCCCGCCGGGTTGACTGTCCAAGCGGTCGACATCCTCTGGGTGGACTACTCGTCGACGTCGTGGGACTGGCAGTACAGCCTCGACGGCGGCTCGACATGGGTCGGGAACCCGATCACGAGCTCGATCTACACGTCCGGGACCGCGAAGCTTCGCCGGTCGCGGATCGTGTGCGACAACCCGACGACGATCCGGGTCCGTGCGTACAACGGGTCGGCGAACAAGACGATTGTGCTCCCCTATGTGCCGTTGACGACGTGGTCGACACCACCGACGACGGGTGTGACCGAAGGGGTCATGTGGGCGAACCTCGGCGCGGCCGGCCAGAAGCTCCGCACCTTGTTGAACTCGAGGACAGTCACCGACGGAGTCACGAACGGGACAACGACGCTCACGTCCGCGACGGCCGCGTTCGTCGCGAACGATGTCGGGTCGACGATCTACGTCAACGGCGCCGCGTACACGATCAGTTCCCGCACCAACGGGACGACGGTTGTGCTGTCCGGGTCGCCGGCCACCGCGACCGGTGTACGACTCACGATCTTCCAAGGTGACAACACGGGCGACCGGATGGCCCAGTTCCTCGGCCATCACGGGTCCACCTTCCCGGACCTCGTCATCTGCGGCCCATGGGACAACGACATGGGCACCTCACCGACATCGAACGGTGACACGAACCCCGACGCGATGACCGACATGCTCACCTACCTCGTCGGGAAGATCCAACCCGTCGCCGACGTGCTCCTGATCGCACCCCACGAAGACAACACGTTCTCGACGTCGCTTCAAGCGCAGTACCGGACCGCGATTCACGGGGTCGGCACCGCGCTCAACTGCGCGGTCCTCGACCTGTACGACGCGTTCGCCGCCTACGGGTACACCGGATACACCGCCGTCAACGCCGGAGGGTTCATGTACGACTCGGTGCATTTCTCGGCGCTCGGTAACCAGTGGATGGGTTCGCACCTCGCGCGTGTTCTCGGGGTGGTCTGATGCCTGGCCTGGTCGATATCGGGAAACGGTCCGGGATGGCGCTCGGCGCTTCACTGTTCACCGCTGCAGGGCAGCTCATCTACGCGTCGGCTGCCGGGACCGCGGCGATCCTCACGGCAGGGTCGAACAATGCGCTCCTCTACCTGACGGGCGGTGTCCCCGCATGGACCGCAGCACCCGCGACGGCGAATCAGCCACTCGTCTACGACGGGAGCAGCCCCGCATGGGGCGCACCGCAGTCCGCGGCGGTAGTCGCCGCGGACGTCACCCACACACAATCGAATACGACACTCTCCGACGTGACCGGCTTGTACGTCCCGATCGGTGCTTCGGCGACCGAGGTGTGGTTCTGGGAGGCGTACCTGATGGTCACCGCCGCGAACTCGACCGTCGACGTCAAGTTCGGATGGACCGTCCCGACCGCCGCGACGATGAAGTGGGGCGCCCTCTCGCCGAACACCCAACTCCCCGGCTGGGTCGCCTACGCGACCGCGACGACCACAACCGCGTCGCTCCTCGGAGATCAGACGTTCGTGCCGGTGGCCGGGACCGCGAACGGGACGGTCGGTCTCGCGTACGCCGGGTACATCTTCGGCGGTGGCACTTCCGGGAACGTCCAGTTGCAGTTCGCGCAGAACACCTCGGACGCGAGCAACCTGACGATCGCGAAAGGGTCGATGCTCCGCTATCGGCGACTCATCGCCTAGGGCATTCGACGCTGCCGCCACGTTCGACGATCTGAGCGACACGCCGCGCGTCGCGGCAGTCCACGGAGCGCGCGCCGCATCCGGCCAACAGGACCGCGACGAGTGCTCCGACGATTCCTGCCCTGATCCCAGCCATAACCCGGGGAGTGTACGCCGGGGCTTGTTCTCCCGGTGGGGTGCTGCGGGCAGTCGTCCCCAGCTGCTCCCTGCGCGCCCCACCGGGAGGTCTGATGCGTCCCGAACATGAGTGGCCTGCGGTCGCTGAGCCGCCGGACCCGTTACCCGCGGCGGCGGACGGCGCGTTACGCGACGCCCGCATCGCCTTATGGGCCGACCTCTGGCAACGGGTCGAACGGTACGAGAAGCAACGCGACCAGCTGACCGCGCTCATGGACGCGGTCGCGGTGCTGCTCGCCGAATCGCCCCGCACGTTCAAGGTGCGACGTCTCGAACGTCGCCTCGCCCGGCTGCAGGCCGGTGAAGTGACCCGTACTGGCCGACCCCGGAAGGACCACTGATGCCTCTCCTCGACTGGCGCCAAAACCACGACCTCCGCGCGTTCGCGTGGATTGCACGAGGGTGTCGAGGTCGGCACGTCGAAGGCATGGCCCCTGGGACCGGTTTACTTGACCAAGGACCCGACGGGTCATGTGTCGGTCACGGCTTCGCCGCCGCGGTCTCCGCGGTGCATCCCGGTGTGAACCACCACACCGCGCTCGCCTACTACGAACTCGCCACCAGCCGCGACCCGTACGTGGAACGGGTCACGGTCGTCGCATACCCGTAGCGTCTCCGGGGTCGAGGCGCCTTCCCCTCACACATAGGTGCTCCCGTCATGTTCCGACGTGTTGTGTTCCCGCTGCTGTTGTTGACCGCGCTCGCGCTCATCATCCCGACCCTCCGTCACGCCCCCGCCTCCAAGGCGGGGGTTCTCTCGTCTCTGGGGCCGGATGTCCCGGCCTACCAGCTCGACGGCCTCAACGAGACAGTGACCCGCGCCGGCATGTACGCGCACCTCGTCGCACAGCAGGAGGCGGCGGCCGAAGCGCGACGCGCGGTCGAAGTTGCGCGGACACGAGCAACTCAACCGAACCGAACACCTGCTCTCAACCCGAGAACGGGTGTAAACTGGGACGGGATTGCACGCTGCGAGACGGGGAGCAACTGGCAGCATCAGACCCGTTACGACGGTGGTCTCGGAATCCTTCATGCTGCATGGATCGAGTTCGGTGGCCGCGACTTCGCCGAGTACGGGTCGCAGGCCTCTCGTGCACAGCAGATCGTGGTGGCGGAACGGATCTATGCCCGGTATGGGTTGAGCGGTTGGGGTTGCCGGGCCTACGGGTGACGTCCCGTCTCGGTCGCCCACTGGTCGATGGTGGGCCAGTCCCAGCATGGACGGCCACCGACCGTCCATTGAGGGTCGGGGAGGAGGCCACGGTGCCGCCACTGGTCGACGGTCGCGCGTGCGACGTCGAGCCGTGCGGCCATCTCGACGAGCCCGACCGGGTCAGTCACCCAAACTCCCCGCCGGACACCTGAGCGTCGCCGTACACCCGAGCGTCGCCGTACACCCAAGCGGTTGGTGCGACTGCCACGCGGTCGGCGACCCATCCGCCGATGGTGCCGTCGGGGTTGGTGTGTTGGTGGGCGGGGCCGGGTCCGTCGCCGAAGTCGTAGGTGGTCATCATTGTGGGGTGGTGCGGAGTTGGACGACTTGAGCGGGTGGTCATGGTGTCTCCCTTGGTCATGCGGTGTAGGCGTCGATCGCGTCGCCGAGCGAGTCGGCGGTGATTGTGCTGGTCGACTCCCACCGCTCATCGGACCGTGTCCACACGGTGTAGTCAGTGTCGATGGTCTTCGCTGAGATGAGGGTCTGTCCGTCGTCGGAGGTGGCGCAGGCGACTCGTCCCATCCAGGGGGCGGGTCGGCCGACCTCGATCGTCCAACCGGGTCGGTGTGTGGTCTCGTCAGTCATGGTGCCTTCTCCCTTGTTGGTCTCTGTCTCCATGTGTAGAGAATATCACGACAGGCTGGGAGTGTCAAGCACAATCCGCGAGATTTCTCCTACAGTCCCCCAGAATCCTGCCGATAGACGGGGCCGACGGGGAAACACCCCGCCCGAAAGGACCCTACGATGAGACTCTCCCGGCTCCTCGCCGCCGCGTTCACCGCCGGTGGCCTCTGGCTCGCCTTCCCCGTCAACGCTTGGGGGAACGACGTCAACGCGGCCACGTTGACCTGTACCGGCTGGACCGTCACCTACACCCACTTCCCCACACAGCCCGTCCCTGTGACGGTCCTCCTCGACTACCCGAACGGTCACCGTGACGCTCACATAGCGACCACGGGCCCGTCTGGGGTCCTCTCAGGCCGGTCGCCGTGGACCGGGACCGGGACTGCCGGCCTGACCGTCTTGTGGAATGTCGGCGGCCCGCACCACTACTCGGTGACCGCGCGGCTCGACTGTCCGCCACCCACCACCACCACGAGCAGCACGACGAGCACGACGAGCACGACGGTGCCGACGAGTACGACCACGAGCCCGCCGACCTCGACCGTCCCACCCTCGAGCGTCCCGCCGACCTCCGCCCCGCCGGGACCGCCGGCCGGGTTGCCGCCGACGGGCGCGTCCGGGTCCGAGATCGCGGTCGGTGTGACCGGTGCGCTCCTCGTCGCTGCTGGACTCATCCTGGTCCGAGGGACCCGACCGGTGCGGTAGACGGGTGAACCGCGTGAAGGTGGACTGTCCCGAGTGCGGCGCCGTCTGGTTGATGGCCTGGCGGTTCACCCTCACGGTTGTGGTTGCGGCCGGGAGACGGTCCGGGCGTGTTCGGCTCGGATCGCGGCGGTTTGCAACGGGCTGGCCACGCTCGGTGATATCTAGAAGAAGTGCTTGCAATCTGGAAGAACCCGTGCCAGTCTGCCGTCCGTGCCCGAGTTCGACTACTCACCGACGGCCGCCGCCCAGTACCTCGGAGTCCACCTCTCGACCCTGAAGCGGTGGGCGCGCGAAGGCCGCGTCGCCGGCTTCCGCACTCCCGGCGGCCACTGGAAGTTCTCCAAGGCTGACCTCGACGCCTTCCTCGCCGCCGGGCGCACCGAGCCGGAGAACGTCGCATGACGCCCGTCTGCGCCGTCCAAGGCTGCCCGGACCCGGCTCGGACACGCGGGTGGTGCCACGCTCACTACACCCGCTGGCGTCGAACCGGCCGACCCACACCGCCCACCCGCGAGGAGCGGTTCTGGGCGAAGGTCGAGATCACCGACACCTGCTGGCTTTGGATCGCCGGAACAACCCACGACGGCTACGGGCACTTCTGGATCGGTGAGACCCACGTTGGCGCCCACCGGTACGCGTACGAGCTTCTTGTCGGGCCGATCCCTGCGGGGCTAGACCTGGACCACATCTGCTGCGTGACTCGCTGCGTGCGGCCGGACCATCTCCGACCGATGACGCGCGAGGCGAACGTCAGTCGAGCGCGTCGGTTGTACGAGGCACGGAGGGCAGCGGCATGAGCGGCTCCCGCTTCCGTCCGGGCGGGCCGATCGGCCCAGCACCGCGCGTCGTCGTCAACCTCGACGACTTCCCCCTGCTCACCAGCACCGAGGCTGCCCGCGCGCTCGGGCGGCGCATCGCCGAACTCGACGACGTGCCGTCGGTCGCGGGACCGACCGGCACCCGCCGCTACCGGGCTGACATCGTCGACTGGATCGCGTACCGCGACCGCACGGGACTCACCCCGAACGTGCGGCGCGCGCCGGAGTCGGCGTTCGACAACTCGGCGCGCGCCCTCGGCTACGTCCTCGTCGCCGCCATCGTGGTCGTCGCCGGTTTCGCGACCTGGCTGGTGATCCGGTGACTCCGGCGCAGGTCATCCTCAACGAGGCCAACGCGATCCGCGTCGTCCGCCGCTGGCGCGCGCCCGGCAAGCCGTACCGCGCCCGCCACCTCCAGCGCGCCGTCTGCGTCGTGCGACGCGCGTACCCGCACGGCCGGATGCCGCGGCCGCTCATCGACGCGCTCACGAGCCTCGGCCACTACGCCAACGACCCGCGCTCACCGAGGCGACCACGATGACTGCGACCGTCGAGTCGACGCGCGCCCGCCGGTCGTTCCGTCCCCTCGCGAGCGTCACCATCGGCGTCCTCGTTTACGCGTCGCTCCCGTGGCTCCACGCGCGCGGCATGGACTTCCTCGACTGGTGTGGTGATGCGCTTCCGTTCGTCACCGTCTGCGGCCTCCTCGGCGGCGTCGTCCTCTTCGTGTTCTGGCCTGACCGTGACCGGTTCGCGCGTCGATCGGGGGTGAGCCGACCCGACCTGCCCCGGGGATCTGGCTTCCCCCGATCGGCGGACGGCCCGGTCCAGACGCGTCGTCAGCCGCCGACACGGCCAACGCGTGCGCGCGCCATTGGGGACACGCGCCGACGGCCGTCCAACTCGCGACAGGACTTCTGGCTCTAACGCCAGCGGGGGAGGCAACAGACCATGACCGCCACATTCACCGACGACGCTCGCGAACGCCTCCAAGCGTTCCTCGCCACACACCACATCGCCGCCGGACTCGGCACCGAAGAAGAGGCCTGCAGCATCGCCGCGATCAACCTCGCGCTGACCGGCACCCTCACCGACGACATCCCCGACTGCATGTCCTACGTGATCGGCCGATGGATCATCGGCGTCCAGGACCGCATGCCCGACACGATGCGGAACTCGGACCGGTGGAAGGCGCTGCTCGTCGACGCTGCTGGCACCGGCCGCGATCACGAGACCGAGCGGTTCCGGCTCCTGTGCCAGTGGATGAACGACAAGGTGCTCGCGACGGTGCAGCCCGTCGCGGATGCTGGCGGGTTCGGTGCTGAGTGGCGGGCGATGATCGAGACGGGTTCGCGTGCCGGGCGTGCCGGGGCCGCCGGGGCCGCCAGGGCCGCCGAGGCCGCCCAGGCGGCCTGGGCCGCCGGGGCCGCCCA